TTTTGGTATCTACAAATGCAAGATCTTCATACCATGTACCGCTACGGTGCCGGAGCATTTTTCTCGCCTGCGCTCTTATCCTTCTGGTGACCACTTTCGTTTCCCCGAGCCCGTCGAACTTGCTAGTATATTCGGCAGAAGCAATGTATTTCCTGTCAATCAGGTAACTCTTGTAGTCGAACTTCTCATTGTCTGCCGGTTCTTCTCCGGGAGTGGCCGGAGGAAGTGTTACCTTTGAGCTTTCTTCTCCTTCGCTCTCCCAGCTGCTGTCATCATTGGAGATGTACTCTTGCTGCATTTTCTTCCGTTCCTCGTAGGAATACCCCAATACTGCCTTGCTGGGGATGCCTCTGTGGATGCAGTGACAGTTGATGGACTCTCCGGCCGGTAGAAGTGGATCTCTCGGGTACATGGGATAGTATGTATTTCCATCCTTCCCCTTCATGACAAAGGGGTCTGTCTTTTTCACGATCTGACAATCCATGGCTACATGATTCGGTCTTGGAGTATTCTTGTGTGCTCCTGTGTGTCGCCACTCCTTTTCCTCACATGCCGGACTCTGCTGGATGGCTTCCTCTCTTGCCACGCTGTGTGCCCGCAACACTTCTGTCACAGCCACCCGTCTTGCCTGATAGTACTCATTTCGCCAGCCGCCACTCATGATCTGCCGTGTAAGCCAGGGTATGTCTTTCCCATCATCCACCGCAGAATGTATCAGTCTCGTGATCTGGTCATGTGTGCTAAGCCGCATCAGTTCGCCCAAGGTAGTTCCCCATGTCTCAAACCATGATGCCGTCCGTTTCCGCAGGCTTTCGACCTGCATATCAGGTTCTACCTCCTGAATGTACTCTGTTGCCAGTGGCTCTACCGTATCATCGTACATGGATACAGCTGCATCCGTCACATCGTCCTGTATGGAATCATTTTCCAACATGGTATCAATGCGCTTCTTAAGCTGTTCTCCTGTGTCTCCGGCTTCTTCTGCTTCCTTTAACGTATTTAAGAGGTCCTGCTGTTGGTCTGCCAGGATCCCGGCTACAGCCTCCTCCAGATCGTTAATGGCACCCACCGTCCCGTCCGGATCGGCATATCCTTCTGTCTTCAGTGTCTTCTTCAGGTCTTCGTCCTTCTTGGCGATATACCTGTCAATGGCAGCCACAATTTCATCAGCATTACGGATCAGTGCTTTCGCAATCTTCTGATAATCATACATCAGCACCACCGTCCACTTCGTAATCACCAAGAGCTTTTCTTATGGATTTCAATACTTCGATAACCTCCGTATTCTCCCCAATACTCTCAGCCTTCTGTATCTGATCATCCAACTGTAACATTTCATCGTCTGTAACGGCTTTAATCTTGGTCTGAGGCTTTGTATTTTGACCTACGGCAGGCTCTTCATCCGTTTTCGTATTAACAGACGGCTGTTGCAATAAACTGTTCTGTTGAGCCTGTGTGAGTGCCTTCTGATAAGCAAGCGGGATATCTCCCCATTTTCCGGCATACGGCTCTTCATTGTCCAGCCCCAGGGTCTTATAGGTCAGTTCCTTGGCAACATTAGGGGTAAGACCGCCTGCACGCTCCGTTACATTCAGGATTTTCTGAACATCGTCCGGATCCGTTACATCCGGTTCCATGAGGTATGCTTCCACATGACGGAAACGATATCCATTCAGCAGCCTTTTATTGATTATCCATCCAAGGGATTCTCGCTCCGGCTGGAATACCTGTTTTTCTGTCACCTCTATGCAGGCTTGCGATGTTGACCTGTTGAAATCCTTGGTGTATCCCACATAGAGATCCGGGAGCAGGAACGCAGACTGCGTTTTCTTTCTGCCGTTCTCCTGATACTCCTGGAATAATTCATCTTTCTGAAGGATGCTTGCAAGATCTTTGACCTCGACATTGGGCTGTTTATCTTCATCCATTGCCGTTCCGCTTTCCAGTGTGTCTGTTTCCAGCACAAGGAACGAATGCTGTCCGGATTCGCCCTCGATGTCATTCACATATCTTTGTAGCTTTTCATACGATTCATCCGACAGCGTGCCGCCCTTTATCAGGATCATCAGCGGTGTGTGCCGCCCTTTGCGGAAATAGTTGTTGTTCAGGATCTCCGCTCTGCGGTTTCCGTCGATGGTAAGTACCTGCCCTATCCAACGTACCTCTCCGTAAGGAGCATCCCCCAACGGGAAATCAAGGATCTCATTGGCCATATCATCAGGCTTAATCGGTTCTTCTCCTTTTTCCCAGTATTTACCGTCCTTTTTATTCATGATTCTGGGATCGCCAAATTCCTTAAAGTACACCGTCTTCCCACCGACGATCTGTCGAAATTTACGGAATTTCTTCTTCCTCTTTACCGACTCTCCCTTATGGAAAAACTCCACTTCGATGTACGGTTGTAACGGACAGGTCATGTCTATTGATGGTGTATCTTTGATGTACTCCAGTTGCACCACATTCCCCATCGTGTCACGAATCACCTCCGTGTATGCAATTCCATAGGTTTCTCTGGCGGTTATGATCTTCTCGAAGATCTCTTTTGCCATGCACTCCATATTCAGAAGTTCCAGTATTCCTTCCAGTTTGGACCATTCGTCTTTCATTTCTGGCGTTTCTTCGTCGCAGTCACAGGCATATCTCACTCCGATACCGAATCCTGCAATATTGTTTTTGTATGCCCTGATGCACTGCGGCAGGATCGTGGAATTGGATACCAGTGCCTTTAAGCCATGCATATCAATCGGGTGCACAATCCAGTCGGAGGCATTGACCTGTTCCTCTATGTGCAGTTGCTCTGACTTATCCGATTTTTCAATCGGTTTTCTGTCATCATAAAATACGGTATACGGTTCCATGTCTCCCTGCTGTTTTATCACACGTACTCCCATGCCAGTAGGCTTTTTCTTACTTGCTTCCATTTTTTCCATTTCCTCCTTTCTTCTTCATTGGCAGGCATACCAGCAATATGCAGTCCGCTTCATCCGGAGACGTAAGTCCTCTTTCCTTCATCTCCTTTTTGCTTTCCACTTTCTGTTTGCCATTGCTTGTAAAATAATACTTCCGGCATGACAGCTGACCTATGAGGTCGTTATCATTCGGAAGTATGATCTCCGGTTTATGTGGTTGTCCATTTTCGTCTATCGGAGATATCAGATCCTTTACTACTCCCATCATGAATGTAGTAGTGTCATCATAGTACTTGTGCTTGATCTTCTGACCAAAATTGACCGGAACGATCTGCAGCTTCTGGAACAGCTCCGGTTTGGTTCGTTTGTAGCTCTTTAGCTGATCCACAACACCACCGCCGACTCCGCCATCATCCACCTTGGCATAGATCACATCGTGGTACTTAAACCTAGTGCTCAACTGCAGAAACAGTTTCGCTACATTGCTGGCAGTCCAGTTTGTGTCCTGCCCGTTGTATTTTTTATAAATCTCTACCTTTTCATTCACCCTGTACCCGATACAGGTCTTATCATCACCGAAGCGGGCTACATCGCACCCGATCTCGATCTGCGTAACCTTGCTTACATCTGTCTCCAACAGTTTCCCTGTATTATCCCGGCAAACTCCCATTGCCAGTGCAGTGTCATCAGACAATTCCGTAGCAACGCTGCTCTCCAGCCACGCTATCGGAATCATGGTGTCATCTTCATTTTCCGGGAACTCGCCATATACACGGACACGAACCACATTGCTGTTCTCGCCGTATTTACGCTTCATGGCTGCGATATTCTCTTTGTTGGTACGCTTGCTGTTCTCGGAGTTCACTGTATGGCACTTATAGAGCGCACGGTCTGTCGTATGGCTGTCATAGAATGTCCCGGAAGTCTTTGTCGGGTTACCCATAAGCAGGAGCTTATTGTTCTCTCCGGCCAAAGTACCGGTGATGGCTTCCATGATCGGATCTGCAACACCGGAAGCCTCGTCCACGATAAACAGCATATTGTCCTCGTGGAAGCCTTGCATATTCTCCGGCTTCGTAGCGGTCCTGGCTACCGCAAACCACCGCTTTTCATAGCCGATCATATAAACATAGGTCTTCGTCCATTTAAGGAGCATGGGGAGCAGTGGGGAGTTGTTCATCCACTTATCGACCTCGGACCACAGTACATCATGCAGCTGTTGCTTTGTTGGAGCCGTTGCAACGATTCTCGGATATGGGAAACATACTATAAACCACAAAAGCAATGATGCCTCGAGACCCGTCTTTCCGACACCCTGCCCGGATTTTACAGACACCCTCGGATAATCCCTAAGATCTCTGGCTACCTCGATCTGCCAGTCATCCGGTTCGAATGACAGTACTTCACGCATAAACAGAACAGGATCCGCTTTCCACAGCGGAATACTTTCGTCGAGGAAAGCTCCCAGCCAGTTATCAACATCCATTGCCATTCCTCCTCTGCTCCAATACTCTCTGTGTCCATTCCCGTACCACTTCGTTGCCCTTGCTGTCTCCGTCCAGCTTGCGGTTCTCCAGATGCAGCTTCGCCAGAGCTTCTATTGCTTTGGTTTTCTTCGACTGCACATTCGACAATTCTGATTCCAACCTCGCAATGATCTGGTCTTTGTTCTCTGTCTGAGTAAAAGTGGAATACTCGTTTCCCGGAAGTCTCTCTCCTGCTTTGACTTTCTCGGAGATCCTTCTGGCATATTCCGCTTTGTCCTCGTCGCTATCAAATGCCCTTTTTCTCTCGGAACGCTGATTGAACGACAGGGCAACAGGACTGTCACTATTCCTGTACTTGTTGATCGCTGTCATGATTCTACGCTCACGCACGGAAAAGAGTTGTATCTGCTCTATAAGCAGTAACTCTTCATCCTTTGGCATATTCTCAATGAGTGCACGTTCCTCTTCGCTCAGGGTATCCCAGTACACCGCAGAATACCCTCCATGCTTGGTGGTATCCGGAGGCGGCACAGGGTTATGATGCCCCTTCGCATTTTTGTTTCCCTTGGGTGCGCCCGCTCTCTTCTTTTTAGGTGGAACGCTCCCTTTATCGCAAGTGGAACGCTCCACTTGTTTTTTTTTGCCTTTTTCGGCACCGGAGGGGTGCAATTTCTCCTCCCATTTATCCATGGACTTCCACTTTCGTATCTTGTTCGGCGGCAGCTTCAATTTTTCAGCAATATCAACAAGCTTCGCATTTCCATTACTGTCCAGAAACATCTTCTCCGCCTGCCTGCGTTCCTCGCTTCTCTTGTCCGCATCTGGACCTCTCGGTGTCGGCATTGTACCTCCCTCCTTGCTTGATTATTCCCGTCCGTGTGGACGCATTAAAGGGGAGAACGTTGCCGTCTCCCCTTTTCATACGAATATTGCACGATACTTCATTAAATCTTCGTGATATATTCTGCTTTTGAGTAACTTTCCCGACCTTTGACCATCATTCGCAGAAAGTCCTCTTTCGTGAAATCAGATAACCGGAAGATCTCCTCCGGTTTCATTCCCAACTGTTTGCCGATTTCCTCCACGCCTTTGCCCTCTGCCATAAGTTCCTTCACAATGGCTTTCATGGGCTCCAGCAGGTGGGTACCTCTTGCACGGTTATGTGTCACGGTACCATAGATATTACCGGCTTTGTCCTTGTGATCCACGATAACCACAAGAACCTTTCCTCCCAGCCGTTCGTAGAGTGTCCTGCGATCCGTCTCGGAAGGTGGAACATATTTCCAATCAGGACCTGCAACAGTCCATCTGTGGAATCCATCAATAATCGTATAATCCGGTCTTACTACAATCGGGAGCGTCCAGCCGTTCGTGAAGATCGACTGTGTAAGGAGCTCCAGGTTCTGTTTAGATACCTTGTTCGGGTTATAGTCGTTCGGCTTTAGCATATCTCGATCAACCCATTGAAGGGTGGATGCCGGAATCATGAGCTTATCCATGTTTCTTTGCCTCCTCCCTTTTAGCCTCAGTGATATACCGGCCATATATTCTCTGGTACAGGGCTCTGTAGGTTCTCAGCTTCGGATCGCCGGATATCAGCCCC